GAAGCCGCTGGCCGTGTGCGCGAAGACATGAACTACCAGCTCACCGAGGTGATGAGCGAGTATCGCCCAGAGCATGAGAAGCTTTTGTGGTCACTGCCGCTGGCTGGCTCTGCGTTCAAGAAGGTTTACTACGATCCAAGCAAAGGGCGTCAAGTTGCTGTGTTTATTCCAGCAGAAGACTTGGTTGTTCCCTACGGAGCGTCTGATATTGAGTCAGCCGAGCGGGTTACGCACGTGATGCGCCGCACTAAGAATGAGATTGTTAAGCTGCAAGAAGCTGGGTTCTATGCCGACGTTGATATTGGCGAGCCGTCCTACGAGCTGGACGACATCGAGAAACAGAAGGCGGAAGAGCAGGGCATGAGTGCGATCCAAGATGATCGCTTTCGTATTCTTGAAATGCACGTTGACTTGGACTTGAAGGGCTTTGAGCATACTAATAAGAAGGGTGAGAAGACTGGGATCGCGCTTCCGTATGTGATTACGGTTGAAAAAGGCCAGCGCAAAATCTTGTCTATTCGCCGCAACTGGGACGAGGACGACAAGCTGCACTTGAAGAACCAGCACTTCGTTCACTATCAATACATTCCGGGCTTTGGCTTTTATGGCTACGGTCTGATCCACTTGATCGGCGGCTACGCCAAGAGCGCAACGATGCTGATTCGTCAGTTGGTCGACGCAGGTACGCTGTCCAATTTGCCCGGTGGGTTGAAATCTCGGGGCTTGCGCATCAAGGGTGACGACACGCCGATCGCTCCCGGTGAATTCCGAGACGTGGATGTGCCTTCCGGTTCGATCCGTGACAACATTTTACCCCTGCCGTACAAAGAGCCAAGCCAAGTTTTGTACAGTTTGTTCCAAAACATTGTGCAGGAAGGCCGTGCGTTTGCATCCAGCGGTGACATGAATGTGAGCGACATGTCGAGCCAAGCCCCAGTGGGTACAACGCTGGCGTTGTTGGAACGCACTCTGAAGGTGATGACGGCTGTTCAATCTCGTCTGCACTACGCGATGAAGCAAGAGTTCCGCCTCTTGAAAGAAATCATCGCCGACAACACCCCCGGCGTGTACGACTACACACCAGAAAACGCCAAGCGTTCAGTCAAGCGCGAAGACTACCACATGGTGGACGTGATCCCCGTGAGCGATCCGAATGCAGCGACGATGGCGCAGAAGATTGTGCAGTACCAAGCGGTGCTCCAGCTTGCGCAGTCCGCTCCACAGTTGTACAACTTACCGCTCTTGCACCGCCAGATGATTGAAGTCTTGGGCATCAAGAACGCAGCCAAGCTTGTGCCGATCGAAGATGATGAGACCCCGACCGACCCTATCCAAGAGAACCAGAACTTGCTGACGGGCAAGCCGGTCAAGGCGTTCATTGAGCAGGACCACAAGTCGCACATGACTGTGCACATGTCGATGATGCAGGACCCCCACATGCAGCAGCTGTTGCAGGGCAACCCCCAGTCTCAGGCAATTCAGGGTGCACTCATGGCCCACATCAACGAGCACTTGGCGTTTGAATACCGCAAACAAATCGAGCAGCAGATGGGTCTCCCACTGCCGACCGAGGATCAAACTAAAGAGATGAACCCGCAAGTGGCGGATCAAGTGGCCATGCTCGCGGCTCAAGCAGCGCAGCGTCTACTGCAGCAGAACCAAGCGTTGGCAGCACAGCAACAAGCGCAGCAGCAACAGCAAGACCCCATACTTCAGATGCAGCAGCAAGAGTTGCAGCTCAAACAGCAACAGCTCCAACTTCAAATGCAGAAGCAGCAGGCCGACGCACAGGCCAAAGCTCAGCAGATTGCCATCGAGCAAGCACGCATCCAAGCTCAAAAAGAGATTGCTGCTATGCAGGTATCGGCTAACCAAGCGATCGCTACGCAGAAGATGAACACCCAGCAGCAGACTGACGGGGCTCGTCTCGGCGCAGACATTGCCAAGCACAAAGCCCAGATGCAGACCTCACGTGTACAAGCAGCTGTGAACGCGCAGCAGAGAAACCAGCCTAAAGTTACTAAGGAGTAATCATGGACCCACGCGCCTTTGATTTTGTTCGTCGAGAAATTGAAAAGCTTAAAGCCGACCAAGCTGGGTTTCTGGCGGGCGGAGGCGCGAAGGATTTTGCCGAGTATCGGCATGTTTGCGGGATCATCCGGGGTCTGATCCATGCAGAAACTTTGATAGTAGACCTCGTGCGAAAAATGGAGTTTGACGATGAGTAATTTTGATATCGCTGCCGTGGACTTGTCCGGTATCTTGAATAAGGATGCCGACCAGAAAGCCAAGCAGTTGCCTGACCCCAAGGGATACCACATCCTGACGGTAGTGCCTGAAGCCGATGAAAAGATCGGCGATTCGGAAATTATCAAAGCAGCTCAGACGATGCACTACGAAGAAGTGCTGACCCCTGTTTTGTTTGTGATAAAGGTTGGCCCTGATGCCTACAAAGATGCAAGTCGCTTCCCTAGCGGCCCATCTTGCAAAGAAGGTGACTTTGTAATCGTGCGTCCCAACTCTGGTACGCGTTTAAAAATCCATGGCCGTGAGTTCCGCATCATCAACGATGACTCGGTTCAAGCAGTTGTGGAAGACCCGCGCGGTATTGCCCGCGCTGCTTAAGGAGAAACTATGGCTACAGCAGGTAGATTTGAAGGGCAGGAGTTTGAGTTCCCAGATGAAAAGGAAGTCAAAGCTGCCGAAACTAAAGAACCAGAGTTCGAGATTGAGATCGAGGACGACACGCCCGAGGAAGATCGTGGCCGCAAACGTCTAGAGACTCCACCCGATGACCCAACCGAAGACGAACTTTCATCCTACGATGAAAAGGTTCAGGCTCGCATCAAAAAATTTACTCGTGGTTATCATGACGAGCGCCGTGCCAAAGAAGAGGCACTGCGTGAGCGCCAAGCCGCCGAGGAATACGCCAAGCAGGTTCTAGAACAGAACCGCCGACTGCAACAACAGCTGGCACACGGCAACAATGCTTACATTGAGCAGTCCAAAGCTGCTGCCGAAGCCGAGTTGATTGCAGCCAAGAAGCGCTACAAAGAAGCCTATGAAGCCGGAGATTCCGAAGCGCTGACCGAAGCGCAAACCCAAGTTTCATGGGCAACGATGAAACTTGATAAAGCTCATAGCATGAGGCCTTTACAAGTACCTCAGAATGTAGTACAACCGCAACCACAAGCACAACCAAGTGCTCCTCCGGTCACCGAACGAGATCGTCGTTGGATGCAAGAGAACACTTGGTTCGGTCCTGATATGGAGATGACAGCTTCCGCCCTCGGGTTGCATAAAAAGCTGACAGCTGAATTTGGTGAAAAATTCATCGGGACTGAAGAGTATTACAAGCGTGTGGATAACACCATGCGCCGTAGATTCCCCGAGTATTTCGGGAGCGATGAAGGGGATACGACTTCGAAAACAGTATCAGAACCGGCTGAAGAGTATGAAGCTCCGCGCCGTGCAAAAAATGTTAGCGTGGTGGCTCCGGCCTCACGCAGTACCCCGCCTAACCGTATTAAGTTGAAGGCATCCGAAGCGAACACTGCACGTCGTCTTGGGGTCCCTTTGGAAGAATACGCGAAACAGGTTGCATTACTTAGAAGAGGTTAAAAATGGCTGAAGCACAAAAACGGTTAGATCGAGAACTTGATACACGTCAATCTTACACACGCCCAACTTCTTGGCAGCGCCCAGAAGTTATGCCCCACATTGATCCCCGCCCCGGTTGGGAACATCGTTGGATTCGCGTGAGTATGCTTGGTGCGGCAGACCCTAGTAACATTTCTTCTAAATTCCGCGAAGGATATGAACCCGTGCGAGCGGAAGATTATCCCGAGGTAGCGTTCCACGCCGTCTCCGAAGGTCGCTTTAAAGGCAACATTGAGGTAGGTGGTTTGTTGTTGTGCCGCGAACCCGCTGAGTTTAAAAAGCAACGTGATGAATACTACGGTAATCAGAACCGCTCTCAGATGGAATCAGTGGACAACAACTTCATGCGAGACAATGACCCGCGTATGAGGAAATTCTCTGAGCGTCAGTCATCTGTCCAGTTTGGTTCTGGTCCTAAATAAATTGGAGTTTACAAATGGCTTATCCTATCGTTCCCGCAGCTTACGGCTTGAAGCCTGTAAGCCTGTCTGGGGGTCGGGTATTCGCGGGTTCTACCCGTCTGATCCCTATCTCCTATAACTACGGCTACAACTTGTTTAATGGCGACGTTGTCGCTATTAGCGGTGGTACTTTGGCCGTTACCGCACTCGGTGCAGCTTCGTCGGTTTCGTCCGGCGCTGGTGCTATTGGTGTGTTTGTTGGCGCTCAATACGTCAACAGCATGAGCCAAACCGTTCGTGCACAATTCTATGCAGCTAACACTGCTACTAACGGCGGCGCTTATGGCCCTAACAGCCAACAAGGTTACGTTGTGGACGATCCGTTCGCAGTGTTCCAATCGGCTGTTTTGACCCAAGGCACTTCTTCTGTGTCTAACACTCCCGGTGCTACTGTTGGCTACGTGAACCCCTCGTTCATCGGCTCCAACATGTACTTGGTTACCCAAGGTTCTAACGGCGGCTCTGCTTCCGGTAACATCAACACTGGTGACTCGGCTATGGGCTTGACCGGCGGTGTTATCACCTCTGGTACTCAAGGTAACACCCGTATCACTACGAGCGCTCCTTTCCGTGTTGTGTCTGTGGTTCCTGACACTGCTGTTACTGTTACCGCTATCAGCGGCAATGCTACTTCCAGCAGCGCTACCTTGACCATTACTGCTGCTAACAGCGCCATCCAGCCCGGTATGCAGTTGATTATCCCCAGCGTTTCTGGCGCGTATGCAGGCCAATTCTTGACCGTGACCAACGTTAACGGTACAACTTTGACCCTGTCCACCACCGTCAGCGTCCCCGCTGGTTCATCTTTGACATTTATCGGCTACCCAGAAGTGCAAGTACAGTGGAACTTTGGTTACCACAACTACTTGAACGCTACCGGCGCTTAAGGAGTAATATAAAATGGCTATTTCACGTGCACAACTACTTAAAGAACTGCTCCCCGGCTTGAACGCTTTGTTCGGTTTGGAGTACGCTCGTTACGGTGAAGAACATAAAGAAATTTATGAAACCGAAACTTCTGAACGTTCGTTCGAAGAAGAAACCAAACTGTCTGGCTTCTCCGCCGCTCCGGTGAAGAATGAAGGCAGCGCAATTTCTTATGACAACGCGCAAGAAGCTTGGACCACCCGTTACAACCACGAAACCATTGCTTTGGGTTTCTCGATCACTGAAGAAGCGATCGAAGATAACTTGTACGACAGTTTGTCTGCTCGCTACACCAAAGGTTTGGCTCGTGCTATGGCTTACACCAAGCAAGTCAAGGCTGCTGCAGTTTTGAACAACGGCTACAACGCTGCTTATGTCGGCGGCGACAACCAAGCTTTGTTCTCTACCGCTCACCCCTTGGTTAACGGTGGCACTAACAGCAACACCTTCACCACCCCTTCTGACTTGAACGAAACTGCCCTCGAAGCAGCCGTCATTCAAATCGCTGCGTGGACTGATGAACGTGGTCTGTTGATCGCTGCTAAACCCAAGAAATTGGTCGTGCCTCCTGCTCTGATGTTCGTTGCTACTCGTCTGTTGGATACTGAACTCCGCGTCGGTACTAACAACAACGACATCAACGCTATCAAGAACAATGGTTCTGTTCCTGAAGGTTACACCGTTAACCACTTCTTGACCTCTACCAACACTTGGTTCTTGACTACTGATGTGCCTAACGGTTTGAAGCACTTCGAACGTATGCCCCTGCAAAACAGCATGGACGGCGACTTCGACACAGGCAACGTCCGTTACAAGTCACGTGAGCGTTATTCGTTCGGTTGGTCTGACCCACTGGGCGTTTTCAGCTCCTACTAAGCTAGGGTTTACCCTAACTCTAAAGGCTCCTTCGGGAGCCTTTTTTCTGTCACAAATGGGGTCTACGATGGGTCTCGCAGCCATGTGGTTGCATTAAATTTACCCCCTTTGGAGAGCGCTATGAATACCGTTTTTGAGTTGATGGTTGAAGCTATGCAAGCCCAAACCGATCTGATGACCCAAGTTGTTAAGACACTTGCCCCCGTTGAGCAAGAGTTGACTGTTAGCGTGTTTTCGTTTGACGACGAAGAAGACGATCTGGAAGAAGGCCCATTGAGCGAAGAAGAAATCGCTGACTGGATTGTTG